CCTAAATCCATTAAATCTTGGAAACTAGTTTCTGCTTTCTTGCTCAGTTCATCCATCTCTCTATCAGATGCTTCTAAGCCTCTAACTGTAGGCAAAGCAGTTTCAATCTTTTCTAAGTTACTTAATGCTTCTTTAGTAACTTCTTCTGCTACGCCTGGAATAGGCTCATTCAATTCATTGTCTTCGTTAGAAGCAATATCAAATAATTCTTCAAGTTTCTTAGTCATACAAGTATTTATCTACTTACTACGACCGTTGTAGAAAAGATCGTCTTCAGTAACAACTCTGAATTGAATGCCTTGAGTTTTGCAATATGCTTGAGCATACTTCCACTTAGCATGATTGATAGCAACAGTAATTGCAGTCTTAGGATTAGTTCTTTTTTCTTCAATGATACTTTGTGCTTTTGGTTTGATTTCGATCAGTTCTGCTTTTTTTCTACCAGTTCTATCTTGGTAGACAATAAAGAAATCTGGTATGTAATTTTTTCGTTTGCCTGTAATAGGATGTATATAAGGAATTGCTATAGATTCACTAGCCCATTGCAACACTTTGTCGTTACTATCACAAAAGATCATAAACGTAAGTTCCCATCCAGATCGATATGTTGGCTTACCTTTGCCTACATATTTTTGTGGATTTCTTACAGTGTATCTGCCTTGTGCGTATTTTTGTCTACGAGCCATTATAGGGCCTTGTTATGCAATGATATTACGTTGTACTGCTTGATTAGGACTTACGACAGTGCTGATTCCATATAATGCAGTTTTAGATTTTAATAGATTTAAATAATATGCCATTTCGCTATTTACTTGTATACTTGTTTCTACATTAGTTCTAAAATAATCCATAAACACCATGATATCTGTGCCTGTTTGTTGTGCAATTTTAAACAACACAGATGCGAATTTTTTTGCAGTATCTTTTGTACTTTCAGAATTAGGGTCGCCTTTTAATACTCCAACAAAGTATGAATTTACTACGTCCCATTCATTGACAGGAACACTTAATGGTTCTGCATAAAAACTATCGAATATTTCTAGTGTGTTTTCTGTTTGTACTACTTCTAATGCCATTTTAACCGAATCCTAAATTTCTACTTATGTTACTTACTACACTCTCACCAAAATTCTGTTCCCCAGCATTTGCTCCACTGCCAGTAGTATTATTATTGTTTGCGGCTGTGGCACCACCTTGGTTAGAGATTTGAATCAATGCTGGACTTGCACCCATAGTAGGTGACCCAGAACCACCGCCATCACCAAATAAGCCGCCAGTTAATTTGTCTATAACAGCATCTTTAACTGCATCTTTAATACCGTCTTTAACAGCATCTTTTGCTTGTGCAATAACTGCTGATGGATCTAATTGTGAAAGTTTTGCTAATGCTTGTGCTTTTTCAAATGCAGTAGCATTCGGATCATTAAGAATAGCCATCTGTGCTGATGCCCCTCCTAATCCACCGACTCCTTGCCCTAATTGTTCGTTTGGACTATCTGTGTAGTCATAGTGTGCTTCAAGTCCAAATCCAGTAACTGCATCAATACCTTTAGGTCCATCTTCTTCCAGATTAAATTCTCCAGTATTGTGTGTTACTGTTTCATAATCAATTGTCATATTGTGTTGCATTGTTCCTTCAGGCTGATCATATGCATATGTATCGCCAGACCAGTTTGTAATAATTGGATTAATGAATGTATAAGCAATGTATTGATTGTTCCACAAACCATAAACTGTTATATCTTTGAAAAAAGAAGGTCTTTCTTGTTGTCCTGTAAAAGAATCTCCTCTATATCCATATTGCATGTCGCCAGATAAAGAAGGATCATATATATTACGTCTGTTATAAGTCTTTGTATCACCACTACCTAATTCTGGATTAAATGAATCTGCATAGTAATATTGATAATAAGCATTCCACATTGCTGTGATTTGAGATGCATTGTCATCATGGAATGTAAAATCTACAGGCTCATATTTAATTTTGCTTTGTATAATACGTTTTCTATTGTACTGATTCAACGTGTCAGTTTCAAATCTAAAAGAAGGAAGTTTAACTGATTTAACTAGTATTCCATAATTATTAGAAGCAACACCTGCGGGAGGAGTCCATGCGTCTGAATTGATATTAAAATAAGTATGAAAAAGAAATTTAACTTTAGGAGCATTTGAAAACTTATTCGGAATAAAAGTTTTAGCCGCATGTGTATAGTCTCTTAAGTAAACATCACTTAGAAACGCTCCGACTAAACTATCTTTTAGACTAGTAAATGCTGGATCAGCCATATATTTCTCCTATAGTCTTATTTATCTCTTTAAAAACCCCATAAAAAAACCGGGCGAACCCGGTTTTTAAATTTACTCTGTTTGCTATTAACCAGTAGCAGTACCTTGATCTGGTGCTGATACAGCATCCGCGATAGTTCCTGGTCCACCTACTCCGATCAATGCTCCTGCTCCGTCAGTTTGAACAGCATTATCATATGATACTGTTAAAGCAATTTGCACTGCTTCTGATGTTGCATAGTTTAACTGATTGTAGTTTGCTTGTTCTAAGTAGCAACCTGCTAGTTCCCATTGCTCTAAGATTACAGGATCTTTAACTCCATTACCACCATCTAAGATGTCAATGTTCATTGCGAATTTGTAATCGGCTCCTGAAGCAGATGATGCCTGCTCAAAGAAGTCTAGTTGTCTTTGCAACTGGGCGCCAACTGCTTTAGAAACAACGCCTGATGCATCGTCTCTAATGTTAACCTGAAGTGGCTGCCATGAATGTTTACCTGCTAGATAAATCTGTGAATTATAAACAGGAACTGTAATTTTTGCGAACTGTAACTGTGGTCTTGCTACATCAATAACTTGACGTGTCAATGTAACTGAACCTTCAGCATCACTACCAATTCCAAAGTTAGTAAACCCAACCCGGAATCTGTATTGAAGTTTAGGCATCAATAAGTTGACGTTCTCCCTACCTTCTGGTTTAACTGAAAGGTTTTTTAAAGTATCTGAGGCTGATGCCATTTTAATCTCCTAATATTAAATATATCTCTTAAATATATTTATCTTTTTTTTTAATCAAAGAGGCCGAAGCCTCTTTGTATATCTTTTTTACGATCCTGATAACTCACCAGTGTTAAAGATTCTAACTGGAATGTATATGAATTCAGCCGCTTTCACTGGCTCAACTGCTATATCAATCCAAAGTTCATTTCTATCAATTCTCGCTGGAGTATTGTTAGATGAATCACAAACTACTGAGTAATCAAATAGACCACGTTTTGAAACTAAATCAGCAAACAATGTTTCAACTACTGCCGCAATTGATTTTCTTGTTTGAACATCATTTGGTTCAAAGACAAATGGTCGTGCCGCTAATACTAATTGTCTACGTATGTAAGCGACTAATCGTGCTACGTTAACTCTATCTAAAGCAGATGATGAATTAAATGAAGTTTTGTTACCATAGTTCAATAATCCTTGACCTGTAAAGAATACCATTGGATTAATAAAGTTTGTGTATAACACATCTCTAATACCAATGCTTGTTTTAATTACTTCAAATTCACCACTTGCTGAATCTAAGTAACCAATGCTTGAAGCATTGTCGATAATACCACGTCTAGTTCCTGCTGGCGCTAACCAAGGATAAGCAACATTGTCATTACGTAAGATTGTACGTGTCATCATGTGAGATGATGGAACTGCTACTAATTGACCTGATAGATCAGTAGTAATACCTGATGGATAGAATAGACCCATATAAGTATTTCTAGTTACTAGACCGTCTTCACTTGTTGCTGTTGCTCCTGCCGCGTTAGTTGCCCAAGCCTGAATATCAGTTGCACTATCTTTCAATCTCATTGGTGTATCACCAACGATGTAAGAAGTTTCGCCTCTATCAGAGTTCAATGTAACCATATCTGGTTGTAACTCAGGATAGTTTGGACATGCTTGTAAGTTGAAGTAGTTATCTTCATCTCTAATAGCAGTGTTAGATGCGATTGCTGATCTCATTGATGTTACCACCATTGCTCTTTGAGCCTTACGACCTGCGTACATAGAACCGTCTGCTTCTAAACCTGAAGCAGTTACCCATGCATCTTTTACAGTTGGTAATACTTTGTTAGGGAATCTGTCAGCATTGAAGTAATTAATTCTGTATTGCTTGACATTGTATCCTGAACGTCTCATGTTCCACATCAGCATACCTACTGGGTAGTTTGCTGTATTTGGAGCATCAACGTCTAAGTAATTACTTGCTAGTAATGATACGATGCTTGGAATAGGATCGTTTGCTGGATTAGTTGTTCCGTTAGTTGCCCAACGTGCATCTGCAAATAAGATACCATCTGGTGAAGTTTGATCACTCTTATCGAGTAAGACCCACTTATCAACTGCTGAACCACCACCAGTTTGTTGTACTGATTCCCAACGATATAATGTTGGATAGTTTTCTAAGTCTGAGGTATCTAACCAAAGATCACCGTATGCTAATACTGTTCCATCACTTTGAAGTGAAGGTTCACTAGCAGATACGAGAGGACCTTTAGGATCAGTTGTGTTTGCAACGTTTGTGTTAACCATTCCGTTGCTATCATAACCTTGATTTCCGTATCCTTTCCAACCTGTTGATGTATTAACCATGATATCACATTGATCAGTTGCTGTGTAATACCAGTTAGTCATGTTAGTTGGGATTGCAGTTGGTGCACCTTCATTCGCTGTTAATGAATATGCTCCAGTTGTTGTTAATGAGAATTCTCTCCAGTTAGATAACTGAACTGTGTACATATCTGGACCAGTACCTGAATACCAAGTATAAGCATCAACTGCACCTGCAGTGACTTTTGTTATAGTAACTACTAAGTCATTTGCTGGAGTTGCTCCGCCAAAATCTACGCCTGAGAAAGTAACTCTGTCGCCTACTGCATGTCCTGTACCTGCGCCTACAACTGAAATTGGATTAAAATCGTAGAATCCATAGTTATTTGTTACAGCAATTTGTAATCCTGTACCTGAACCTGTTGTTGAAGCCTGTGTGCTGTTAAAGGTAATGTCATTTCTGAAAGGACCTTCTTTACCACCTACAGTAGTAGATATATTGAATCCTGCTTCTGCCCATAAACCAGATGATGTTCCGTCTGCTTTATAATCATCTAATACAATAACACCACCTGCTGTGTGTGTTAATGAAATAGTACCGTCATCGTTAACTGATGCAGATGTGTAAGGTATGTTCGCCGCTGACCATGCAGTTACGAAATCTGTAGCATCTGTAGCATCTGCTAAGTTGAATGGATATGAACTACTAAGTGTAGAAACACCTGGTGTTGAAATTTGAACTCCTGCAACATATGGTCCTGAAGTAAAGTCTGGTGTAGTATTTACACCTTTAACTACAGTTGCGCCTGTTGCCGCTCTGTACCAGTAGTAAACAGGACCTGCATTGAAGTCACTATCGAATCCATACTGAGTATAAACGTCACCTGCCGCTATTGCTCCGCCACCTGTTGAGTCTGCTGAATAGATTTGACTCCAATCAGAAGTTGCGAATGACTGAGTTTTTGCAGTCCAAGATGCAGTTGTTGAGTTGTATGAAGAGATTACTGGTTGTAATCCTGTACCGTTAACCTGAACCCATGTAGAGCCTGTTGGTGCTGGATAATCTTGTGCTGACCCCCATACTGGTTGTTGAGCAGAAGTTCCATATGCAACTCTTGGCTGATATGAAAGTTGTGCCGCCGCTGTATAACCTAAGTCAGTCATTATAGTACCAGTAGCATCATGCAATCTTACGAAATATGCATTTAAATTAACATCGTCACTGTTAGGTGTTCCACCTGTTTGAGCAGAATAAATGTTAAGTTTGCCATTAGAAGCATCTGCTGAAATGTATTCCCAGTTAAGAGAATTAATGTCTTGTGCTAATTGATTAACAGTGTTGTTTGGTGCCGCCGCAACTACGAGAGAAACAGTATTACTGCCTCCTGCGCCTAGTCCACCACTAATTGAAAGTTCAACTGTATCTCCTTCAGTCAATGTTGGGTTAGCAGTTGGTGTTACAAGTGTAGCAAAAGAGTTCATCCAAGGAACTGATCCTAATTCTACCCAAGCATTTGAACTATTTTTGTACCAATATGTTTGATTAGTAGTTGATGTTGGAGAATCATAAGTAGGGATAGCAACGATTGCATAATCACCGATGTTACCAACTGATGATAGTGGCTGACCACTAGATACTTGAGATGCTAATGTAATTACGATTGGAGTTGGTGCAGTAAATGCTTGAGTTGATTCACTCCATATATTAAGTCCCCATGTAGAATCAGTAGCATCTAACCAGTAAGCGCCATTTGTTGGTGCTCCAGTTGGACGACCTGTTGATCCGACTAAACTTGCTAGATCGATATCTGCTCTTAATGCATATACTTGATTAGTAATACCAAGTGCTGAATAAGCCGCTAATAATCCATATTCATTTAATTCATATCCTTGGATTGGTGTTCCTGCAGATGATGAGTAGAAGAATGGATTACCATATAGAGTAACTAAGTCTCTTTGACTTGTAATTGTATATAGTTTACCTGCATTTGCAGAAGTTGTTGCCGCCGCTGTTGCAGTTGATGTTGGATCCGCTTTGTTTTCTGCTGTCGCAAATAAGAAAAACGGAACTGATGCTGGTGCTCCAGCAAGATATTGACTTTCGTCAATAACTGAGACTTGTACGCCTGGTGATGTTAGTGCCATGATAATATTCCTTTTGTATGATTTTGAGGGTTACACCCTGATTGTTTTTTCATACTATTATTTATCATGTATTACAAAAAACAACGGATTAAAAAAACCTTTGAAGGTTTTGAATAAATAACTGCATGGAATCAACGAGACCTATCTGTCAAATTTGCAATAAAAACGTTTGTGCTGTTAATTATATAAGAAAAGGCATTAGACATTATAGAAGTAAATGTGATTCATGTATTCACCCAAATAAAAAACCAATTTTTTTGTGGCAACAAGCAGGATATGAAAAACAGCCTAACTGTTTTTTGTGTGGCTTTAAAAGTTTATACTCTACACAAATGACTGTCTATCATATAGACGGCAAACCTCGAAACGTAAACTTTACTAATTTAAGAACAATCTGTTTAAACTGTATCGAGGTCGTCAAAAGAAAAGAAATAGTCTGGGTGAGAGGAGACTTAACTGTTGACTATTGATTCCATTGCTTTATGCAAATCATCAATCGTGCCGTCATTCTTAATAGTGTGATCGTAATTTAATCCTACACTACTATATTCACTAGCATGAATATTTAAATCAGTTAATCGTGCAAGTGCTTGAGGATTTCGAGTGTGATTGTAATCCACAGCATCTACGATCCATTTAGGATAATCACCTCTTTCGACTCTGATTGTAGTTCCACCTGCATTTTTAATTGCATCGACTTCATTCTTAAATCGACAATCAGTTATAACTACATCATCTTGTATATTACGCAATTGATTTTCTACTGCTGACACCCAGATATCATTATGAAATGATCGTCTGCCTACTTCAGTTCCCCAATACTGCAAGACCCAACGAGGAGTCAGATGAGGCATGGCTAATCGTTTTGCCCACCACTCATCAACTTCTTCTCGCCACTCTCTGCTAGATTGAGTTGTGCCTTCTAGCATTTCTCTATCCCAGCCAAAGATTGCAGACACACAATCCTTCAAGGGACCTGCATAACTCAGTTTTTTAAAGCCATGAAATCGAATAAGATAATCAGCCGCAGTATCTTTACCACTGCTGATAAGTCCTGTAATGCCTATAATCATACGGAATAGTCCTCTAGTCAAGTAGTCACTATTATAAACTATACGGGAGGGAAAGTCAAGTCTTTTTGGTTAATAAGAGCATCATAGGGTAAACAAAAGGCTCTCAGAAGTTTATCCTTATTTACATGCTTAAAAGGAGGACATTTTTGATATAACAAATCCCATTCACGGGTTAAAATCTTTTGCCATTGTGCATGATTATGTTCTATATCTTCCCAAATCTCTTGTCTACGAGAGTGTGAGTTCTTTAAAAAACTAACCACTCTTTCATATGCAACTGTTATATATTGCTCTAAGTCTTTATCATCAACAATTAGATTATTAGGGTGATTAGTATATTTTCTAAAAGTTCTAAACCCTAACGATTCTAAATGTCTATCAAGCATGTCATTGCAACTTATGCCTATGAATGGCTTTTTGACTGCTATTGGTTTCCAAGTTTTTTCTGTAACCGAAAAACTTTGAGAATCTTCAGGATAATTTTCAGTAAGAATTTGTTTCCACCAAGTCTCTGGGTTTATGATAAGTCTAGCATCATTGTATGCAGGAGGAAAAACGTAGTTAGCAATGTCAAATGAATTTACATGTTGTTCAATCATTTTACTGAATTGATCACCTTCAAACTCTTTTGCAAAAGTATGATACAAAGTTTTCATCTTAGATAAATCTAAATCTAAATCATAAAGTTCATTCATCCAATCTATCAAATGATTGTAATTGTTTTCTCTAAAATGTTCATTTGTTTGGTCATTCAATCTGTAAGTTAATGAGTAGTCCAAAACATCTAATTTATTTTCTGTATGAAATTTGTATAAGAGAGGAAACTTGTGAGGTCTATTGGTTATATCTCCAATCATCCAAACTGCTTTATTGTAATTAAAGCCTAAATTAACTTCAGCCTTTCGGAACCAAGTGTTATCATAAGAATTGTCTATACCAATTGCTTTTTCTTCTGTACCTTCAGATCGTAATAAAAAGTAATTGAGTCGAACACCATAAGTAGGGTAATGATCTGTAAGACTTGTAAAATTAATATAAGTGTTTTCATATAAGACATACACTGATTTTAAATTGGGAAATAAATTGCTAGTTTTACAATAATGAAGACAATCTTCTATCCAAGATGTATGATTACTGTTTACTTGAGGTTCAAATAAAGCGAAGCCAATGACAAGATACTCAATATCATTTATTACTGATTGGTCAACTGGTGTATCTAAATGACCACGAAAAGGTTGCAATGAATTATTAATTGCATGACCAAAACTTGATTCAGTAGTATCACAAGAAGTCAGTAATGCCCATATATTATCATGGAGCAAAATGCTTCTTATGTCATTGCTCAGATCGTCAATTATCCTTGAATCCAAGTAAGAGGTTGTGAGTAGTCAACGTAGTCTCTGAGGTCTTTAAGACATCTTTCTTGTTCTTGCTTACCTTCTGCTTTCATAGCCGCTCCGTTTAGAGCAGTACCACCACCTGGACCTGCAACTGTTGAGAATTTTTCACGTGCTTCACCTATAATTGTTTTAAGTGTTGCAAGTGTAAAGTCATACATCCATGGTGTGATACCTGGATCTTGTAGTAATGTTGTTTCTGGACGAGTAACATCAGCCCAAATAAGAATCTGTTCACCTGAGCCTTTAAAGTCTCTAACAAATCGAATTGTTTTAGTGACAGGATCAAATGTGTAGATAACATAACCACCAAACATTCTAGCGGCTAGTTCTACATACCCTGCATAGAAGTCATACGTTGCTAGTCCACCTGCATAGTTATAGTTTAACAAGTAAGTGTTTAGAATAGCAGATGAGAATGGATCAAATGACGATGCACCTGGCCCTGTTTCAAGTCCGATTGTACGTCTGAAACATTGTCTGACGTTAATGAATTCAGTTGGCAGTGTATAAGTGTCTTGGTTTTTGTCTACTGTCAGCAGTGTATAAGATTCTTGCACAGAGTTTTCTGCACGTTGTCTGTAAGTTAATACTGAGTAGTTGTATGCTTGTTCATAATGCTCTGGATCTAATTCTAAGTCAATGATCCCTTCACCTAATCGGAAACGCAGGTTCTCAAACATGGCCTCTTTTAGTTGTTCAAGGTTTCGATTGTTTGGTACTGCTAATTCGTTTGCGGGCATAAGATAAATTCCTGTTATGAGTATTTATCTTCTTAGAAAGCCTTTAAGATAATAAGAGAATCATTAAATCTACCAGTTGGTTTGATGCCTACTGCTTTAATCTTATCAAAGTAAGTTCTAGCGGCTGGCTTACTTCCCATAACTTCTTTAAGTTGCTCTTTAGGTTTACGTAAAGTCTTAATTGCACTCTTTGCCTTGTCAAATCCATGCAAAGTGTTACCCTTTACAAACATTTCTCCACTCATACTATCTGCAACGTAGTGATGCAGTTTTCTTTTCGTAGTATCATAGACCCATGCTTCTTTACATAAGTGAAGTTCTGTTGGTCTGATGCTTTCTAGTGTAAGTTTTGTTGTTTCACACTCAAAACGTTTCTGATACTTTAACTTCTGTGTTGCTTTCTCAGGAGTGATAGGCTTAGTCTTACGTTTAGCCCTAGACTTAATCTTAAGTGTAGCATAAGAGTTCAACACACCATTTACTGTGTCATAAAGACCAACAGTTGCTTTAAGTTTCTTTTTACTAAAGTGACTATATGCTTCAACTAACTGTTCATCTTTACCTTCAATTACTTCTTTAAATTCTTTTTGTTCTCTATCATAGGTTGAGGTCAATAGAGGAATATGATTTGCTAATGGATTGTACTTGTGTAAAATTTGTAAGACTTTGCTTTTAAACTTATCGTCAATCTTTATCTCATCTTCAAAGAACTCATCCATAAGACCATCGATTTCTCCTCCAGCCTCTAGTAATTTATCTTTCATTATATCTTGGATAGAAGGGCGATTAGGTTTGTCTTTTGCTTTTTCTTCTTTGACTTTAGCAATCTTCTCGCCTTTTTCGATCCATTCTTCTTTGAGTTTTGCAATATGGCTAATATGATTTTGTGGCATGTAACCCACTTTATCTAAAAACCAAATTGAATTTGCAGTCCCATTAAAGTTCCAATCTGGATTTCTGAGAATGATTTCTACTTCTTCAGTAGGCCAGCCTGCATCTTTTTTGATCCATGATTTACAACGAACCAATCTTTTCTTATCGCTAATTTCGGTTCGGATAAAGTATTGGGCATCTTGGAATGCCTTTTCTCGTGCATCTTCGTCAGTGATACCTTTATACTTTTCCCATTTAGGTTCAGGCGTGAGATAAACTGTTTTTACTTTCCGTCTAGCCATTTTGTCTCCAATTTTATCTGTGTCATTTTTAGCAAGATAGAAGTATATAGCATTTAAATCTAAAAAGCAATATTTTATTTACCCAATTGCCCAGAATTTGTACAATGAACCGATTCCGATAAATATAGTTATGCCAAGATTATCATTATACCGTCCCGAAAAACAAAGTGACTACAAGTTTATGGACAAGATCATTTCCGAACAACTGACAGTTGGCGGTACCGATTTGTACATTCATAAATATTTGGGTCCAGACGATCAAGGTCCATCAGCAGACTTTACTCAGCCTCAATATGATAAACTAGAACCGACAAACATACAAGACTTACTGTTCTTAGAGAACAGAGATCGTAAATATGCCAAAGATATATATCGATTACGTGGGCATTACAATGTACAAAACTTAGACTTTGATCTCAGTCAGTTTGGCTTATTCTTAAGTAATGACACTATTTTTATCACAGTTCATTATAATGACATGATTGATATCTTAGGTCGAAAGATGATGGTAGGAGATGTTATCGAACTACCTCACTTACTAGATTATAATCCTCTTAAAGAAACTTTCCCAGTTGCATTAAAAAGATTCTATCAGATTACAGATGCTAACTATGCAAGTGAAGGATTCTCACAGACTTGGTATCCACATATGTGGCGTATCAAATGTGAAATGCTAGTAGACAGCCAAGAGTTCTCAGATATTTTAGAACAGCCAACTGATATAGACAATTATCTTGGTGATTGGGACAAAGATAAAACATACCCTGCAGGATATGTTGTCTCATTCGGTGACAAAAATTACAAAACACTACAAGAAGTACCAGCAGGCACTAAACCAAATGCAACTACACCTGATCTATATTGGGAACTAGATGTAACAGATACATTAAAAGACGTACTTGGTCGATATAATGAAAATGTTCGTATCAATGATGCTAACTTAAAAGAAGCAGAACGAATTGTACCAAAAGCAGGTTATGATACATCTAAATTATATGTAGTACCTGGTTATGGGGTATGGGAAGAGAACGGTGTTAAATCTGGCAAGTACAATCAACCAGCACCGCCAACAGATGTTCGTTCATGGATGCCTGGTAATAATCCACTTAGTGGTACTGGTTCAGTCGTTACTATGCGTAGTGACAAATACAAATATGCATCATCTGGTATTAGAATACCAAAAGAAGTGATGGATGTTATGCAATCTAAAATTAAAGAAAAAGACATCGACCTTGAATCAATGATTGATAAGTTTGTACAAGCAAACTTGTCTATACTGACAGAAGATCCAGAGATGTCTCCGACAGGTTCAGGTTCAGGTCAGATGGAAGGCACAAAAGTCTTAACTGTAGATATCTCAGGACCTGTAGTAGGTCCATATGGTACTGCTGATAATACTTACGCAACAGCAGACCAAGATCCAGATGCATCAGGGTTCACAGGTACTGAGCCATATGGTCCGAATACAATGGACTATCGTGCTGACTGTGATCCTCGCTTCCAATACATAGCAAGATCAACACCACGTGACTTTGGTTACACATCAGGTTACTTAACTGGTGATGGCACAGCACCAAATGGTCTACCTGCAGGAGCAGGTATTGCATTCCCAGCATCACCAAATGTAGGTGATTACTTCTTAAGAATAGATTATTCTCCAAATGTTTTATATCGTTGGTCTGGTACTCTTTGGTTAAGAGTCGATGAAAATGTCAGAACAACTACAGGCTTTACAGCAACTGATGAATCGTTACAATCTGGATTTATTAATAACGAGGCTAATATTTATGTAAATAACGATGGGGCAAACGTTTCGTCTGCTCAACCGTTAAGTTCTTTGTTAGACTTAACACCTGATGATAATCCACCGAGTGACGGGACTTAGAACTTATGGCACAATATTTTTACGATAATCAAATAAGAAGATTTCTTCTACAGTTTTCTAAAATCTTTAGTAATTGGTATGTCACTAAAGGAAAAGATCCTAATGGAAATGATATACTAGTTAGAGTGCCAGTACAATATGGCGATGCAAGTAGACAAGCGGCAAATATTATTGCAAACAACTCTGCAAGTAATCTACCATCAGCACCTATGTGTACATACTTTATCAATGGACTAGAATATGATCAGAGACGCACACAGGAGCCCTTCTTCGTTGAAAAACAAAACATTCGACAAAGAGCATACGATGATGGTACCGCTTCATATGAGACAACACAGGGGCAGGCCTTTACAGTTGAAAAACTAATGCCTGTACCATATACATTAAGAATACAAGTTGATTTTTGGACTACTAACTACAATCAAAAATTAGAATTGATAGAACAGTTAGGAACATTGTTTAATCCAAGTTTAGAAATTCAAAGCACTGATAATTTTGTTGATTGGACATCATTAACAGTTGTATATCAGGACGGGTTAACATTCTCATCTCGTTCTATTCCTATGGGAACAGGTAATCCAATTGATGTGATGACTTGGAAGTTTTATTTACCTATATGGTTAACAACATCTTCTAAACTCAAAAAATATGGTGCTGTTCACAAAATCATTGCTTCTATATTTGATGGTAAAGGACTTGAAGCAATGCAAGATGACAATTTGTTATTAGGCAACAGACAAAAACTTTCACCATATGGTTATAAGTTGTTGTATATAGGCAACACAATACAATTATTGCCGCAAGATTCAACTACAGCAGATACACCAAACACAGATTTAGATGTCCCAGTAAATCCAGATACTGATCTATTTTGGACATCATTGTTAAACATGTACGGAGCATATCAACCTGGAATAACTCAGTTATGGTTAGAAAATCCGTATATGGAAAATGAAATTGTAGGAACAATTGTTGTCAATCCATTAGATGATCGTTATTTGATTTTTGATGTTGACCCAGACACATTACCAGCAAATACATTAGAGCCTGTGACAGGAGTAATTAATCCACAAATCACTGGACCAAATGCAGGACTACCTGGAGCAACACCTGGAACTAGATATATCTTAGTAGATGATATAGGTTCAGATTCTGCATCATGGGGAGTAGTCATAGCAAGTGTAACTGGTCAGTCTACAACACCAGAAACAATTAATGCTACTGATATGGCACCAGGTGTAGAGTACATGATTGCAACTGCTGGTACAACTAACTATGCTCAGTATAGTGCGGCTGACAACGTTCCAGGAACTGTTTTCACAATGAACAATGTACAGCCATCAGGATCAGGTACAGTGTATATAGTTGAGGTCATCGATAGAAATATTAATGACATTATTGAATACAATGGCACTCTTGGCAAATGGTTTATTGCATTTGATGCAGATAAGAACGAAGACGAAGTTGAGTATCTTACTAATTTATCAACCCAAATTCAATATAGATGGTCTGCAACTCCAGAAGATTCTGACGTAACCCCTGCACAAAAAGGTCAGTGGATGAAATCTTATGAAGGCTATTATGGAGAAGGTGATTACAGCATAGTTATTTAAACAGGCTCTGTTTGCCTAATAAATAACTGCATGATCATTATTAATCAATCTGCTGGAATATTTTTCTACAGCAAATCTACGCAACGATATCTTTACTTGTTAAGAAACGAGAATAAAAATCCTACGTGGTCTATTCCAGGGGGCAAGATTGAGAAAAATGAAACATTGCTTTCTGGATTAAAAAGAGAATGCCAAGAAGAAATTGCATATTGGGACGATGAGTTTAAATTAGTACCGATACAAAAGTTTGTTAATAATACATTTGCATATCATACGTTCTTCTGTGAAATAGAAGAAGAATTTCCACCACTTCTTAATGACGAACATTGTGGGTATGCTTGGGTAGGAAATAATAGATACCCGAAACCATTACACCCAGGTTTGTTCTCAACAATCAACATTGACACTGTTGTAGAGAAACTAAAGGCTCTACAGTCTCTGTAAACATGCTCTTAGAGCTTCGGAAAGACGTTTTGAGAGACTTAATCACTATCAATGGGTAAGAATATAGATATTGATCTAATCGATGCTGAGATCGATTCTATGCAATCTGGATAAATAATACTATGAGTAACAGAAAAGGCAAGCCAAGCGTAGGAGATTACATAGAACATTTTTGTTCTTTGAACGGTAGATTTGAGGGTATTATTACAGAAATATTATCTACTCAATTTATATATGAAACGCCAGAAGGTCATTCAAGGTTCTGTTTATATAAAGAGAATTGGAATTACGCCAATTTATCAAATTACACCCAAAAAGAAAGGGACTAAGTCCCTTTCTTCACATCACTCGATGTTATTTGTTAATGCATGAACATCATTTCGATTCCTGAGTAGCCTAAACCACCAAGAACAAAACCTGCACCAATAAGCATCCATCTCCATTTTTCTAGCCCAGCAATTTTACTTGCCATCAGATCATGTGATTCCTGATTAGATTTATTAAAGTCTAAAAGCATTTTATGCGTTGATGCATTGCCTTCTTTAATTAAATCAGTATTAGTTTTAATATCTGCTTTGACATCTTCAAGGGCGGTATCAAATTTAGTGTCGAGGTTTTTAAACTCAACTTTTAATACCGCAATATCAGTATCGTACTGTGCTAACTGTTTTTGTGCTTGTGCTTGTGACTGCGCCATAATCTAGTTGCCTCAATATTATGCTGATGGCAATTCAATTACTGGTTTCGCTGAACCTGCTAACGGACTACCTGCAATTGTTTCAAACGTTGCCTGCATTCCACTCTGATTGGCTTCAGTAAAGTCTGATCCACTAGCATCAGTGAATGCTAAACCATTAACATCAGATACAGATTTGATGTAAGAAGTAGCCGCATTGTCGTATGTGCCTTCCATGCTCATTTCACCTGCAAGTAAATCTGCTTGTGCTTTCTTAACTAATGTACAGATACCTGATCTTGTGCCTGCCGCGTTGCTTACTAAGTACTTTCTTTTGCCTTTTTGACGTTTGATGTAAACTGCTTCATCATTAGAACCAAGTACTGAGATTTCATTCTTTGTGAATGTTGCTACTGCACTTAAGTCTAATTTTTCAATGTTTGCAGTTGATACAACAGTTGTTGTTGTCAATGCCAATGCTGTTCCACCTAATGTTGCTGAAACACTGAAAGTTGTTCCACTATCAATTGTTTTAACAAAATAAGTAGTACCTGCTGTTAGTCCACCGATGTCTGCACCAAACCAAATTGGAGCATTTAAATCAAATGCACCTGTTGCAGTTACTGTGATTAAGTCAGTTGTTGCATCTGAACTTGCTGTTGGTGTTGATACTACTGCTAATGCAGAGACTGTGCCTAATGGTACGTTAGCACCGTTTGATGCATATGATACTGTACCAGTACCTGCTCCAGCGGCTGCCGCTACGAATACTTCACCTAAGTTAGCACCTGTTGCACCCATTGTCTTCCATTGTGCTTCAGTTGTACCAACTGTGTTGTTGATTACATAAGTAACGCCAGTAACTAATGCACCTACTGTGAAAGGTGTGTTGTCACCTACAAATGAAAGTTGCTCACCTGCTGATACGTTAGTAGTAAAGTCTGCATCTTTGTCACCGTATACATCAGTAGTTGCTGTACTGAACCAGAACTTACCAGGCTGTGATACTGCAACTGCACCAAATGCAGTTAACTGTTTACCTGTTTGTGCAGTATCTCCACCGACTACGCCCATGTCTTGTGGTGTGTCAGATGGATATCCTTCACCGACTTGGTTAACACTTAAGTTAACACTTCCGCCAGTTGTAGTTGTTAGTGTTGGTGAGACTTGAGGTTGTACTGAAGGGGAAGAATTTAATGCAGTAAAAGTAGTTGCATTAATTACTTCGTTCACAAAGTATGTAGTTCCGCCAGTTAATCCACCTACTGTTGAAGTAGGGACAAATCTGTCACCGATTGTTAATCCAGTAGTAGAATCTACTGTGATTACGTTTGTGGTTGCAGTCGTATCGGATAATACCGGTAACGCTGAAACCTTTGCTATTTTTAATTTATTCGCCATTTTATTTCTCCTAATAATTATAGTTGACGTTCTAGGTCACACGTTCGGTGGGAATAACACCGCATGAGATTGTTTATTGAAGTTTTCGATAAACGAGAAAAATCAAATGTATTTATCTAATTAGTAAGAATTATGGGTTAAATTTAGAGTCGGCCGACTGCTATTTCGATAATAGATAACTCACTTTCTGATTTATCTTGTATTGCTTTACCAAGAACAACGCCTGGGTGCATAATAGTAGCAACATGATACCAAGCAGTGGCACCACCTTGTCCGTCATGTACCATGATATCACCTTTTTCACATTTGCCTGTAACTTTACATGGCACTCGACCTTGTAATGCAACTGCAACTGGAATGCCTGAACATCCTTGATTCATAATATATGCTGGTTTTGTTGATACAATTCCTGCTACTCTGTTACTACATTTTACATCTGAAACATGAACTTCTTCATTACCACCGAAGCATACTACAGTACCTACTTCATAGGCTTCTTCACCTTTATAGTACTCAGCCAAGTCAGCATACGTTGATTCTAATCTGGACCCTGTCGTTAGTGTCCAATTACCTGTAATTGATCCTGCTGTTGTGTTTGCACCAGTTGTAAGTGTAGGTGTTTGTACTGATCCTGCATCTACTAATCCAGTGACTGCTAATGATGTTAGAGTACCTGTACTTGTAATATTTGGTTGTGCGGCTGTTGTTACTGTACTAGCCGTTGCCACAGTACCACTAACGTTAGCACCTGCGACTGCGTTAGCAGTATCAGCAAATGCAACTTCTCCTGTTACGTTGCCACCAGTTAAAGAAGTTAAGTTAGCACCATCACCTGAAACATATGTGAATACACCGCCTGTACCTGCAACATTACCTGATGTGATATTTCCAGTAACTGCTAATGATGTTAATGTACCGACTGACGTGATGTTAGGCTGTGCCGCAGTATATACTGTACCTGCAACTAATGCATTTGCAGATTGACCTGTAATATTGCCACCAGCAACATTTGATAATCCGCCACCATCACCTGTAATGACACCTGTAGTAACATCTAAAGCACCAGTCACTGTTAAACTCGTTAAAGTACCGACTGACGTGATGTTTGGTTGTGCGGCTGTTGTTAAAGATCCGCCTATTGTTGTTCCGGCTATATCAAATAATGCAGTAATGTTACCTAAATTTAATTTTGCATTAGCAGTATCAAATTCATAGCCACCACTTACATTTAATGCTTTGTTTCCTGTTCCTGTTGTGTCTACTAAAGCAGGATAATAACTTCCTGTAGTAAGATTTCCTACAACACCAAAGTCTGATACATTAGCATATGCAACATTTAAATTTGCTACACGAGTTGTAGAATCAATTTCAAGTGGAGGTGTCCCAGTTGTAGCAGTAGATACATACCTTAATGCACTGTGAGTACCAGTAGAAGTCACATTGCCAATACTTGCATTACCATTAACTGTTAATGTTGAAGTACCAGTATCATATGAAAATGATGGAGTACCTGTAAAAATACCACCGCCGGCACTAAGTTGAACTGTACCTGCTGTTCCACTAGCCGCAGATCCGCCTCCACCGCCAACACTTGTGACGGCACGACCACCAGTTGTATAAGCACTGTAGCCTGTTGCATCAACAGATAATGTTAATGCGGAATCTGTATATAATTCAAAAGTTGTAGAAGTAAGAACCTTTACATAGTAAGATACACCATTAACTTCAGTCATTCCCCCAACATCAGATACAGTTACTAGTGTTGCGTTAGTGAAGAAATTTTCTGGAGTAGTTGTTACTACTGCTGGATTTGTTTGAGTGATTCCTGTGATAGTACCTGTAAGAACTCCACTTGGTCCCCATGAAAGATTGCCAACGCCATCTGTTTGTAAAACGTAACCGTTTGTGCCGCCAGTAACTTGAACATCTTCAACAGCACCCAAAGTGATTGTTCCACCTGCACTGCCCCCTTTGTTAACCCAGTTAGTACCATCATATGCAAGTATTTCGCCATCAGCGACTGTGTTTGCTATATTTAGATTTCCAACTGCCCCATCGATCTGACTAAATGTAATGTCAGAGTATGAAGTCAATACTTCAATATTTTCTAAGTTGCCAGTGGCTGTTTTACCAATGAATACTTTTTTAGCATCGCTGGCAAAGCCAAGTTCTGCTTCGTCTAATTGAGGTAGGTCAACGAGGTTTCCTGATCGTTGCTGAATTTTAGATATTTGTACGATAGCCATAAGTCTAATCTTTTCCTGTGATTATACTTATTTATCATAATTTTTTACCCTTACACTTTAGACAAACTTAGTGTAATATTCTTCTAGTTTCTTCAACCATAGTTGTTGATATTTGTCAAATTCTTTGCCTTCGATGATAAATTCTTGGTATTCATTATCTTTGCTACACATAAAGATAACACCTTTACGTATTGTTGTGCCATAAACTGCATTATGGGCATCAGCATAAGCAGTCATTTGAATAAAGTAATCGTCAATCCATTCACGTTTTTTAGGCTTGTTCGTTTGCTTATGGTCCATAATTGCTTCATCACCTGAATGTACACCAACTAAGTCAGTAGTGCCTGCATAGATTTCTGGATACCACAATGAGACTTCAGTTCCCCAATATTCATCACAGTTCACAAGTCCTTCATTTATGATTGTCTGAGCCATGATATGACTTTGTTGACTATATGGATTAGAGCCTGGTGATCCTTTATCATCTGTTAAGATATAGTCCTCAAGCCATTTATGCATACGTGTTCCGCGACCTGCGGCTTCAGTAGTGATCTCTTGTGCTTTGGCATAGCCAACTCTTTTACGCCAATTCTGAAGAGCGGCTTTCTTTTCTTCTGATGCAGTAGCAGAAAGAATAGTAGTGACACTTGGA